CTATCTGGGCTAGCTATTAGTTCGGTGTTACAGTAGGTAGTTAGGAACGCTAACATATTTATTTCCGATAGCCTGCCATAGCCGCCCATCTGGTTTTTCCAAACATGCGCTATTAGCCGCTTGTCACAGTCCCTTAATTCTGGGTTCTGAGTAAGTAGGCGCCTGACGACGCCTACCATATCCTGAATTTTTTTTATTTGGTCCATAACTCGTTTATGTAGTTCCTCCAGAGCGGAGCCTTTTCCTTTATTTTTTCCACTGCCTCATGGTCAAAGTCGACCCGTATCTCATGTATACGTTCCGCCACTGGAATATCGTGTGTCCATAGGTCTAAGGGTGTATCCAGATTAGCGTATGGATATTCCTTAAGGAACGCGGGCATGTCGTAAATCATGTTCCGTTCAATGTGCATGCACTTCCTGTGGAACTCTGGACTTTCGGCGTCGTCTATTACGCCCATGTTTCGAGCGAGTCTATACTTTTCATCCTGTACCAGTTTTAATGGCGCATTAGCTAGGACGAAACAGAATACCGCGTAAGGCGCTCCAGTGAGCCAACAATAAACCTGGCCCTGCCAATAGTAGTTTTTATCTAGTGACGACATTCGGCTCGATGTAAAGGTCTGTAAAGACCAACTGCTTTTGATGTCGGGTACGCATTGAACAGTGCCGTCGGGGTTTTTGACAATAAGGTCTGGGGTTCCGCTACAGTATTCGTTTTTTAAGGTTTCCTGGTTTTTAAAAACGACTAGCCCCCTATACCTCCTCCATATGTCGATGGCCTCCGCTTCTACCAGGTTGCCCTTATCCATGTACTTACTACTGATTTCCTCCATGCGGCGGTATCTGTGCCAGAGGTATATCTTAACCAGTTCCTCTTTGGCTGTTGCGCTTAAGCCCTCCGACTTGCTACGCGGTTCGGTCATTAAGCGACCAATGCTAGACGCTCTAAATAAATAATTTTCCATACTCGTTATTTGTTTGTGCTAATGTAAGCAAGCCCCCACGTATACGCAAGGGCTTGCACACTTTTTTTACTTTTTAACTTTCTTTCGCTTTTCCTGTAGTTCATTGACCAGCTCTGGAGCAACCGCTCCTTCAATCGACTGTTCAATAACATCCAGGTCCTGTTCGGTTTCTGCCTTTTCAATTAGCTCCTTTACAAAAACGGTGTCGGGGTCTAGTCTAGGTTCGCCGTTGTCTACATATTCGGCTGTGCCAGTATCCGATATAACAGCCTGGTCCAGTGTCACTGCTTGCTGGAGGTCTATCGACATTGGGCCGAACTTGCTAAGCAGTAGTTTTAGGGTTGTTTTTTTCGCCATAGTTTCAAATTCGTCCTTCCATAGGCCGTGTCCACCCCTATAGCTCTGACTGTATTTCGAGCCGTGCGTCTGTAGTTCCGCTACGCTCATGTAAAGGGTTTTTTCAAACCCGTTTAGCAACTGAAAATAGGCTGCATACCCTATTACCTGGTCACTTTTTTTCTGGCTCCAGTCGAACATGTATCCTGTAAAGCTAGAATCTGGTACCAGTTGCCCGTCGTAAACAGGTTTGGCGTCAATAGTCTTATACAGACCCGTTCTTTGAGCAAGTTGAATAAAGCCCTTATAACCTAGCTGAAATTGTGCGACGGTCTTATAGGTTCCGTCAGATTGCCGCGCGTTGTATGGGACGATATACGCGAATCCAAGGCTATTGTTTAGCGGTAAGTCTAACGTCGCTGCCGTCATAGCGCTGTTTAGTACGCTGGAGGGTTCAGCCTTGCTAAGCATTGCGCTACTCTGAACCACTTGTACGATACTGGTGGCGAACGTCGCTGCCTTCTTTCCCAGTATTTCATTGAGGCGGGCCTTTATTTCGTCCCGTCCTAGCATGTCCTTAAGTCTAACTACTTCTGTACTCATATGATTTTAGATTGTGGCGGAGTGGCGTCGTTACCACCCCGCCTGGTTTTTAATTTTAGTCGCGGTCGTCGGCGTGGTCGTCGTCGTAGCACTGTCGACACATACCCGCATCTGAACGTACCCTGTCTTTAATTTTATCTGTTACCTCCTCCGCTATTTCATCCAGCGCTATTTCCATTGACTCTATAGCTTTTTCAAACTCCGCTAGCTGTTTGGTGTATCCGTCTATGCGTAGTAGGTTTATGTTCTCGGACAGCTGGTTTATATGCGTAGTCAGATGCTTATAGCGCTTTAAAAATTCCAGCGCTTCATCTTCTGCTATCTCGTTTAGTTCGTCGCGGTCACAGTCCATGCACAGCGCTCTGGAGTCATAGTCGTCTGGACTGGCTAACTTCCATTGGTCGTATCCTGGTATATTCATGTTAGGCGTGTTTAGGGGTCATGCTTTCTGGCTTAGGTATGCGACCGTAACCGCGTACCTCTGTTGTAAAACCTAGCTGTTCGGCAGCCGCGTTGTACAATCTTAGCTGGTCTAGCGTTTCAAACTTAAGTTGAATTTCCCGACCCAGTGACTTGCCCTGGTAGGATTGGATAAAGAGTAGCCAGGTAGATTGGACGGCCTGGTATTCACTTGCTTTTTTATTCATGTTATAAGGTTTGTGGGCGGGGCTGTTACACCCCGCCCTGGTTGTTTTATTAGTTAGCGCTAAAGCGGTGTGCAGGCTGGTGACTAAGCGTACAATACATTCCTGTTACGCTATAGAACAGGTCCTGGAGCATGTCGTTATAGACGCCTGACATTTCGCGAACCGTTCTAATTACTTCGCCCCTGGCGTAGATAAACTCTACCTTGTAAAGGTCGTCGCTAGTTAGGGTAATGCGCATGTAGTTTGCCTTGCTTACGTTGCGCTTTAGCTTAAGCATTAGCCCGCTATGAATAGCGACTAAGTTGGTAGCTCCTGTCATTGCTAGGAACCTGCGACCGCCTAACTGGTTTAGAATAGTTGTCGCGATTTGCATGTTGTGATTGCTTTCCATATCTGTTACTGTTTTTTTTATGTTTGACAAATGTAGGCAAACTTTTGCGCTACGCAAGAAAAAAATTGTTAAATTTTTATGGCCCGTAAAAGGCCCTGCACATTTCGTGATGCTGGTTACAAATCTGACTGTACATGGCGTTTAAACGCTTCAATGCTAAAGAACGGTCTGGACTATTCGGCTGCTCGTTATAGTGTCTGATTAGCTCCATAACGCGGTCGTAGCGCCTATACAGTTTGTTCATTTCGGATTCAGGTGTCTGCATAGGTTATTTGCTTAAGGCTTCATAAACATTGTAGGCTTCAAATCTGACGACCCACTGGCCGTCGCGCTTATCTGCCATTGGACCCAGTAGACCTTTGAGCATGTCGGCAGGAACCGACGCTAGGTTGTCGAACATATGTTCCTTAAAGCTACTGTCTACAATTAGTACGCGCACCTGTAGCGGGTCTAGGTTCTCTAGTTCAAAGCGCATTGGAAACTTCATTAGGATTGGATTGGACGTGTTCATACGGTTGTTTTATGTGAGTAATTGAGAAAGGGGGTACGGGTCTTATTACCCGCCCCCCAGTGAGTTTTTAGAATGACCAGTCGTAATAGTAGCTGGACTGACCGAATATAATACTGACCTCTTTGTAGCGGGTCTGTGCCTTAGTGTAGCCCTTAACGACGGCCCACCCGCCTTCCTCATCAAACGCTCCTGGGACAGTTCTAAGTTCTCTGTCTATAGCTAGAATGTCGCCCTCGTGTTTGTCCCTGAACTTAGGGTCGAGGACTACGTGGACATACGCTTTTCTCCAGGCCCCCCATTTGTAGGTTAGCTCGTAGCGGTAACTGCTTTCAATTAGTATCCAGTTCTGGTGGCCCATGTCGTTGTTTTTGCTTGGGTCCGCTATCGCTTCGCAAGCCGCTACGACTACCTTTTGACAGTCCTCTGATACGTCTAAGATTCTGACTACACTACGGTCTGTGTAGTGTAAGATAGTAGCGTGTTCTCCTACTTTCGGAGTGGTGCTGTTGTTTCCCATTAGGCGGTTAAAAATGTTACCGCCGTTGCTCATTTTCTGTGTCTGCTTCATACTGTTGTTATTTATTGATTAGTGATTTATCCTCTGTGCTTGCCGTCGTTATAGTCTATAACTTTTACTCCTAGTGATTCCTGGCGCTGTTGAGCGGCTAATACGTCTATCCAGTTCCAGTTAACTACTGTTTTAGGCTTGCGGGTTGTGCGTGTCTTTTTCATTTCCGTTTTGTTTTGTTTGACAAATATATGCAAGATTTTGCGTAATGCAAGAAAAAAGTTTTTTTTTTTTTAGAGGGTTCTCCAGATAATTATAAGTGGCTGTGGGTTCGGGTTTCTAGAGTGCCTTCTGGTCCAGGTTGCGAGGGTGTCGCCGTACTTGTCTTTGATAAGGACGTCCTTTCCAATCTTTACGAAATGGGCGGCGGTTGGAACCAGTGACTGAATGAACTGCTTGGTTTGTTTACCGAATGTTTTTTGTGGAGCTGTTACGTATTGCATACTGTTCGTTTTTTAATGTTGAGCAAATATAGGCAAGATTTTGCACAAAGCAAGTGTTTTGAAAAAAAAAAAATAGGGGCTGTTACACCCCTTTGTTTGTGGTTTTTAAAAGGGGGCGTACGCCCTAATTGACCCCGCCCCCCGTTTGTTTTAGAGTTCTGTTTGGCTAAGGAGTATTACCTTGTCGGTAGCGTATGTTACGTTGCTTACCTCTACCTGAACTTCGCTAAATGCTTCCATTTCGGTTAGTGGCTCTAAGCATAGATAAATAGCTAGCCTGCTTGGTTTATAACCGTTGTACTTTTTGTACGCCTTAAGCGCCTCCGCACAGGTTAATCCTTTTCCAAATCCGTGTACACCGATTGCGATGTAAAGTAGCTGGGCGTTACCAGCTGTTAAGTCTACTGTCTTTTTCATGTGATTAAATTATTTATGTGATTTCAAAAAACGTTTGTCCCTTAAGACTTGGCGAAGATAGGCAAAATCTTGCATAGTAAACGTTAACAAATGTTAAAATGCTGAAGCCCGCCATGGGCAAGGGCTGTAGAACGAAAAAAAAAAATTTCACTTTTTTCTTGCTATGTGCAAAAAGTTGCCTATCTTTGTCAGGTCAAACACATAAAAAATTATAGACATGAATACAGTAACCTTTTCAAACAGCAAGTGTGCCTTCACATTCAACCTCGACAAAAAAGAGATAAGCGGGGACGACTACACCGACAACTGGAACATGCCACGTTGCTACAACAAGACAACTCGCGGTATCAAAAAAGCGCTCCAGCAAGTTCAGGCTTCCTTTACAGAGGACCTCACAATGTACCAGGTAATGAGCATCATTACTAGCGCGGGTGTCAGCATGCGTAGCTACTGCTCAATGGATTAACAAAAACAATTTTAACCCCTTAACCCCTTTACCAGTATGGCAAAGAATTTCACAGTACAGCCTAGCGGCTCAGTTCAAGGTCCAGCGGACTACATGCTTAATCGTTTCCCCGTAATAAGGGCGGAAATAGAAGCGGGCCGCTCAGCCTGTTTTAATGCGGGTCTACACTACAGCCCGACATGGCAGGTAGCCCTTGAAGTTACACTGGAGACAGACTACAATAGCTGGCGAAACACCGCCCAGCTAGCCAGGTCGATATAGTCAGACCTACCAGGGGACGTTTTTTTTAACGTCCCTTTTTGTTACGCCCAACTGTACACGCCGTAGTTCTGATACAACTCGAAATACATGCGCATCATTATAGCGTCGGCCATGTCGGGGCTTATTCCATGGAAGCGGGCTATCTCCTCCTTACCAATGACAGCCAGACGACCGTCGCCATCTGGGTTTTTCCTCCTTATCATATCCAGTTCCTTTATAATCTGGTCCCTGTGTTCAGACACCTTAAACACAATCTGGTTTGACTCAATGAGTTCAGCCAATTTAAAGTAGCACTCCGCCTTAAGGTTCTGAAATCGCTCCGCCTGTTTCGCCCTGGCGCCATTAAGAAACCCCCGACAGGCCAGGCCGTCAACCGCACCCCCGCCCACCCCATCTTCGTCGCATATAACGTTTGACAGCTTTACCCCGTATTGATTGCATAGCGCCCGAATTTCGCCGACCAACGTAGTGATAGAGGTTCGGCTATATGTTTTCAGATATATGAGGTTTAAACCCCTCCAAACGCATACCACGGACCTATCCTTTCCCAGGCGGGCTACGTCAGCTGTAATGTAGAACTCCTTTGCATCCAGTTCCACGTCCCTGAAACAGCGGAGCAGGTCGTCGTAATTAAATATGCAGTCGGTTGCGTCGTCATACTCCCAGTCACCTTCCAGCAGGCGACGCCTGTCCAGTTCTGGTAGCCTGGATAGAGTCAGCAAATAGGATTCTGGTAGGTGCGGGTTGTCATGAGGCAGTGCTGGAATGAACGCTATGTACGGAGGCAGTGTTCCCTGCTTATGTGGCACGTAGATTTCGTTGTATAGCCACCCCTTAGACGGGTTGCAGGTCATTATTCCAATGGGAGGTATGTTGTACTCCTTTAACTTAAATCGGACACGGCTCTTAACAGTGTCGACTGCTTTCTTAGACACCTGGCTAACTTCGTCTATGAACCAGTCTGTAATTTCCAGCGACCCCAGGCGGTCGAAATTTACATCGGACGGGTATGCAAACAGGTCCTTAAGGATTATTTCAGAGC